CACGAAATCGCGTTAACTTCAGGACCCCGGTAATCATCCTTAATCTCGGGTGATGCCGCCCTGGGGCAGTCCGAGCTCTAACGGACCCCAAGCCACCTATTCGGCTCCTACAGGAGCGGATAACAGGCAGGCTCTCCCATACGGGAGAGTTGGCATGAGCTATGCGTGCTGAGATTGCACGGCCTATGGACACCCTTGTACCTCCAGCTCACTGAGGGCGCTGGGCAAAAGAGAGGGGGGCGAGTTTAATCACCCCCCCCCCTTCGCTGCAGACGGTCGAGGGGTCCAAAGACAGCAACTGAGATGTTCTTATCCTTGTGACAAGAATCGCCTCAGCCGGTCTTAACATAGTATTCGATCGGGGACGGTGACTTCGTTTGAAGTTACCGTTCTCAATCGCCTACTACTTGGTTTCTCTCACTCCGACCCTATCGGGCGGGGCGAAAGAGATCCTCGACACCCCAGTGGTGGGGTGGGTATCCTTTCTATGCCGTGCTCGGTGATGACGTAGTCATTCTCGAGCAAGATGTAGCGGATGCCTACCTAGCCATTATGCGCTCTTTAGGAATCGACATTTCGATGACGAGAGTTCTCGATCTAAGTCGGACTGGGTGGAATTTGCCAAACAAATGCTATAAACAAATGCTTGGTATGTTCCATCCCTCCTGGGCAACTTCCTTTTGTAAAAAGAAGGATTACCTATTTTCCTGAAGAAGTGTAGAGTATGCTCCCTCCATGCCAGCTGATCTTCGACAATGTCGGAGTCAACTGGTGGAGGGGGATATTCTTCGGTCCGAGTTGAGCCCGGCCGGGATCCTAGCGATAGGAGCATCATTGAGCGGAGCGAAAGCTCTGCATAATGACTTCCTTCTATCGTTAGATATATGATCCCGAGGCTTCGTCTCCCTAGTGCCCGCCGTTCAAGTAATGGAGCGGCTGGGTAACTAGAGAGCCCCAAGCTGCCTTTTGAGAAGAGGCGGACGATCGCTGGAAGTCGGAATACCATGCGATCCGTCCACTTCTTCAAAGGAGGACCAGCGTTTTCTACAAACGCTTGCTTGGATGGTTACGAGGTTCACGGTTACCGCCGTTTGCCTCGTAATGATTAACCATTACAAGTGAGCCGTGTCACAAGAACCCCCCCCTTGGGGGAGTCCAAGGAGTTGGCCAACTTATAATGGTCTCACGCCTTAATAGGGGGGAGAACTAAGGATCCTCCCCCCGGGGTAGGCGTGTTACTCCCGAC